ACATCAATGTCATGTACGCGGCTTTTGGGCGATTAGCTGCGCAATTGATGCCTACGGTATTAAATGATAACGTGATAATGGCAGCGAACATGACTGACGCTGAGTTCTCTGCTAAACTTGGTGAGATCAAAAATAAATTTCGGGAAAAACATGGGATCAAGAAATTAGATAAGGCTGCAGGCGATTTCACCGAATTCGACTCTACACAGGGTGTCATGGCCTACGTATTGACGTCAGTCTTGTATGTTATCCTAGGCATGCCCCCCCAACTAGTTGCCAGACTACGCGACCATAGTGATTCTTGGGTCATGTACACCGATTTCATCAGATTAATAGGTGAATTGAAATTTCACTCGGGTACTTTCGAAACATGGTTTAGAAACACCTTCTATAACATGTGCAATATAGCCACTGTGTACGATTGGGTCCTATTGGTAATTGCAGTGTTCACAGGGGATGATTCAGCGTTGGAGGGACTCGATATCAAATTCACGAATGAGGAATGGCTGAACAAAAACAAACTATTACTGAAAGACGAGAAACCACCAGTTATTGAATTTGCAGGGAAATTCATTTGTGACCACGCCGTAGCACCCGATCCACTACGTCGAGTGGCAAAATACTTATCCAAAATATACGCAACACCTGATCAATATAGCGAAACTATCATCTCACTTAGAAATGGTCTAGAGATGATTCCTGACCAGAATACATTAGACGAAGTGTGTGTATTGACCAATCAGTATTACAACTACACCAAGTTATTTGATTACGTTCCATCGCCGGATGAAATTAAAATATTATTCGGATTTTTGAACAGTGAAGCTAAAGACCCGAGACGTATGAAAGATATGATCAGCAGACGTATGGAAATTATACCCGTCGCACAGAGGTAATGACCTTTTGTAATTAAATTTTGTAAATAATCACTGTAAATATGTCTACTAACAATACCGCGAATCCACCGCAACCAAAATCAACGAAAAACAGTTTTGTAATCAACAACAACGGAGCAATACGCAGACGCAGATTTCGACGCAGACTCCCACCAAGATTACGAAAATTGGCTAATCAAAACCGAAGATTAGATCGAAACAACACCACACC